GCATGAAATATACGCTCGAACGTATATTTGGGCTTGAGCGTACACTTTGCAAGTTGCTAATGTATAAGGTAAATATACGTGATATACGTGATATACGCATGAACCGCTTTTTTTTTCAAAAAAAAAGTAAAATAATCTACATACATATACGTATATTTGAAGTCACTCCTCTTTGTAAACCTGCTCCATGTAATCGCCGATCACTTGCAAGTCAGTGATCATTGCTTCGATGCTGGCTCTGCTGATATAGAAAAAGGTACCATCACTGGACGGTCGGGTTTGGGGCAGTGCTGCTCTATCGTCAAACTTGCTGCCTTGGATACGTTCAAGGGCGTCGAGCAGCTTGCTAGTAACAACAGCACCACCAGCAGCATCAGCGTCCATGCCATCGAGTAATACACGAAGCTCTCTTTGACGCTTTGAGGCAAGCAATTGAGCTGCTCGTCTTTGCTTCTGTTCTTTCTGTACTTGTTCATCCAATGTAGCGTATTCATTTACAACCTCCTCAATCACTTTGTTTGATTCTTCAGTCTCGATGTTTGCTTGTTGCAGTGCAACTTGAGCAACCGCGACGTCCTCTTTTGCTTGTTGATAGTCGAACCAAAAGTATGCAGCAACACTGAAACCTACTGAATAAAGCAGTATTCGCCCGATATTACCTTGTATAAGACCCAAAAGGACTGTGAGCATACCTTAACCCCCTGCAACGCGAGACTGCCGCTTCCGTAGCTTTTCGCGTTCGTCGATTGCTTCCTGCATTTCTTGTTCAATCATTTGTGCTGTTTCAGCTTCCTTTGCACGTCTCATTTCGCGCTTATAGCTGCGAATCTCCTTTGACGTGCTGTCAATCTGCATTTGAATCACTTCGATGTTCGTTTCACGAAGATCGTCTGCAAGTGCAAACGTCGTGAACGTCCACGTCATAGCACCTACAAGGAATCCAATGGTTGTGAATGCGCCGACAACAGTTGTGAGGTACTTCTTAATCAACTCCATGCTTCACCGCCTTTGTTTCCATCCAGTATTTCCCAATTCCAACGAGTGCAAGCACAACAGCAGAAGCGAAAGCTCCTTGAGCGTTGTTGGGTGCGTCGAGACCCATGAACCAGTGCGTGATGTCAACTGCCAGCTTGCACGAAAAGGTCACAAACAAGATAGAAAGCACGCGCCATTCGCGGAATGCTTTAAGCACGCCGCGTCACTTTCTTAAAAACAGTCAAACCCCATAGCAGCGACGGGCGCCAGATGTCCTTCAATAGCACTTTCTCGCCCTCACGCGATGCTGTAGCGAGTAGGATGAGCACAATTATAGAGGCGACGAATATGTAGAATGCGGCTGCAAGTAAAAGAAGTGTACTAAGCATCGACGACCTCCAGAGCGAATGGTTCTTTGTCCGGAGTGATCTTCATGAACTCTGTGAATCCCGCCCTACTCGAAAGAACTGCTCGCTCGCTAGATAGGATGCCGAACTGCTCGCCCACCAGTATGCAACCAAGCGAATCGTGCTCGGGTATGTTGCCCTTGTGAAAAAGGATGTTGCTGCGGTTGGGCACGCCAAGGATCTTCACGACATGTCCATGCTTCGGTGAAATGTGCTTGATGCACTCATATTCGCCGACAGGGATGCAGGATACGTTCGATGCGTTGTCAACCCAAGCTCGTTCCCCTGTTACAGCGAAAGGCTCGTTGTTGCTATCTAGCAAGACGCCGAACGTCGCTTCTCCTACGTGTGAGATCCTTTTAAGTGTGATTTTCATGGTTTGCCCCCTCTGCGCAGTCTGTCAATTATAGCTTGCTTCTGATCCAACTCATGCTCCATTTCCCACTGTAAGTGAGTATTGATAGCAGCCGCGTTCTGTGTGCCTTGTTTTGCAACAGCTCTGAGCTGCTCAGTAACCTCACGGGAAAAGGACTGCGTGAACACGTCAAACTTGTCCATCCTGCTTTGCGATGCGTACCATGTGCTTGCGGCTGACACGAGAATCATTCCGACGAGCACTACTTCACGCAACGAAAAGCCTCGGCCGCCTGATAGAGCTTTGTGAATTATTTGAGATAAGTCTTCTTCGTTCACGCCAGTGTCTTTCATATTCCAGCCCTGATTCCAAGGTATTTTGAGACAGTAAGCGTCTCAGGGTCTGACAAAATTGTAGCGACGTCCAATGCCGCGACTTCAACACTGAATGGCAGCGAGATGATTTCAGTATCAAAAGGAACCACAACCTGTGCAACATACTCGCCGATAGGTAGATTAAGCTTCGACACGTAAATTCCAGGCGCGATTTCAGTCCACGCCGCAAGAGCGTGAGCTGTGCCTGAAGGGACATCAATGTACGTACCGGACATCCCTGCCGCCTGACCTGTTTCTTGCGAGATGATTTTGATGTGAAAGTCAACATTAGGGCTTGGCATAAGTGACCGCCTCAAGCTGTGCCATTGTCAAATACGGCAGGGCTGCAAGCTGCGACTCAAGGACTGCAAACAACAACACTTTGTACTTGGCGCCGTCCTTCATGACGTCAGCAATTTGCTTGTCGTCGTGTAATTCGATTCTCTGCTGTTGAGGAGTTGTGCATAAGTCTACACAAGGAAAAGGAAACGTGGAGTCATTGTCTATTTGTGATGTGACAAGAGCACCGATAAGGTCTACTTGATGTTCCATCTTCGCACTGTACCAGTGTGGTTTCCCTAGGGCGTTTGATGCAAATCCTTGGCTGGTGACATTCTCATAACCCGCGATAAGGCGTGCATACGCAGCGTCTAGCGCAAGCTCAAACTCGACAGCGGGTCTCAATGCGTCTAAGTCGGCTTTTGAAATAGGCGAGTCAATCCACTCAATGCGGTCGTATGTTGCGCCACTGCCTGACCATTTGACAAGAGGGTGCTTGCGCTCAAGGATTTCAGAATAATCAGCTGACACGCACAACCTCCGCAGACAGGAAGACTTCCTCGTCACCGTCTTTCAGTGACTTCTCGTACTTGTCTTTCGTTGCCCAATGTTGCAGGCGCAGCGCGTCTGTTGCAACAACAGAAAACTCACCGTTGAGCTGCATCATAGAATCCGACTCCATGCCCACGAGTAAAGTCACTCCGGTCACGTCATTGATCAGTCTAACTCTGCCGAATCCTGAAATAGTTGCTTTCAGTGAATAAGAACCGCCTTCAAGCGTGAATGTGTCGCCTGTCACTGTCGCCATAAATGTTGGGTCCACGACTTGCAAGATTGCTCTGTCGTTCCACTTGTCCTCCTTTAATTTACTGCCCGAACTACGCGAAGGTCGCTTGTCATACAGCCATAGCCTGCGGATACCCGCATGCGTATGGTTTACAGGTGCAGCGCCTATGCTAGTGGGTGTCAGTCCGTGCGGGTTTGGTACTGAACTGGAGACATGGTCATCTATACTTTGACGCCACGATGTTGTGAATGCTTCTTGGATTGCGTCAAGTGTCACAAGGTTGGCATGTGCGTGAGCAGTATTGCCAGCGTCGATTAAAGCAGTTATCCGGCCCGCGGCACTTGTAACTTGCTTCCACTCGATTGTAGTCTTCACCCATAGCTCACCGTTTGCTCTGAAATAAAGAGACGGCACCGGTGCAGTGCCGTCATCTTCAATAGCAGGCGAAGCATTACCAAAAAAGATGCCCGCGGAGCCGCCTGCTAGAGCGATTCCGCTTCTCCGAGTTTGGAAAGCATCCTTTAAGGTAAGCATCGACTTTAGATACCAGAACGACGAACGCGAGCGTTGACAGATGCTGGAGCAGTTAAGATCAACTGAACAATCTGCGAAGCACCTGTACCAGACAACTGCACTTGGAAGTCGGCATTGATATCAGTGCCTAAGTCAAGTTCAGCATAATCTGTTTCATCAACCTGAGTTGCATCAGCTGTTGGTGTGCCGTTGTGCATAGCGGAAAGCTTAACACCAACACAATTTGAAGCGTTTGCGCTATCTTCCATCAGGATTGACCATTCAACAAACTTCAACGAATCAACTAAGAAGCTGTCAATAACAACAGTGGTGAAACCCGCTGCAACACTGTCCTTCGCGATTGAAGAGACCTGTGCGTCAAGTTTGCCCAATGCTGTTGTTGACGAATCATTTGTAGCAATGACGTTGGTGCTTGAATAAGCCTGGTTGCCAATCTTGTTGTCGATTGCTGTGTCAGCCAATCCACGGTCAATGCTCTCTTGCGCGATGTTTGCGTTATTCAAAGCAATTTGTGCGTCAAGAAGTTGATCAGCATTGTCCAAGCTTGTAGCACCGGCAATGTAGTTTGATCCACCTGTTGGCGTATAAGCACCATTGACGCCAAGACCCGCGCCGGTTTCAATAGCATCTACTTCGGTTTGAAGATTACCATCTGCAAGCGTGCGGTTGTTCGCTTCGGTAATTAAATCAGCAGCAACTTGAGCAATCGCTGAATCAAGAATGACATCAGCGTTTTTCAGCGATGTCGCAGGAGTAAGATGAGTCGTGCCCGTTGGTGCAGTGTACGCACCGCCAACATCAAGACCCGCACCTGCTTCAATGCTGTCAATTTCGCTCTGTTGAGTTGTGTTGATGCTTTCGACCGACGAAATGCGTGAGCTATCAGTGCCTGCTTTCGAATCTAGCTTACCAATCGCAACTTCAAGGGCATCGTTATTGGCGACGACGTTGTTGCTTGTGTACGCTGGAAGAGCTGAACCCGCAGCCGCTTTACCGATAAACGCACGAACAAACTGATCTTCAGCGTTGGTTTGAGCATCAACGAACTGCCAGATGCCCAATGCTCGGAACTGCCAAGCCTGCCCTGCATACGTACCTTGGACAACACGAATGACATCGCCCGCTGTTGCTGTGTTTGCATCTTCAACAAGTGACCAAGCACCTGTAGATCCGCCAACAATGTAGACGTTCGCAAGAGCTGTCAGCCCTGTTAGAAGCACACGTGAACCCGCTGCAACAGTAATGCCGTCAAGCGAGTCGCCCACGTTCATTGCAGCAACGACAGCCGCGGTAGTCGTGCTTGTGTTGTCGAGCACTAGCGCGGGTTCGCGCCATGCGCCGCCGGCTAATTGTGCAAGCTCGCTAGAACGAACAAGCGTTTCCCAGTTTGCGGTTCCTGCACCAGCTACTCGTTTGACATACTTGTCACCCGTAGTGTTGTTGGTGTATTCGGAGCCGACGGGTGCTCCATCTTGGATACCTGCATCTCCACCAGGAATGCCTACTCCTGAAATGATTACACGTGAGCCGTCGTCAAACCCGCCACGTGCCTTAAAAGGTTGCTTTGCCATTTTCTTCTCCTATATCGAAATTTGCGTTGGACGCAAAAGGTTGTATATCTTCACGGTGATGCTCGATGCGTCGTTGTTTGTAACGACTAGCCCGGCAGGTGTGACGTCAAAATCAACTGTGATGTCCTGCCCTGTCATAGCATATTCTTGGAAGGATCCTCCTACCACCATGATGTCAACAGCTTGCTCTCTGCCATCTGCTGCTATAAAGCGGATGACGCGCCGAGCAAACGAAGGCAAAGGTAGCACAGCACTTGACCCGGCCTTGATGATCACTTGTGCATCGCTCGAAGATAATCTTGGAATGAGCCTACAAATTCAAGCTTGTCCACGCGGAATAGGACGTCGCCCGATGTCGTTCTTTTGAGCAGGGCAGCTTGAATTCCCTTCGCAGCATCAATCCCTTCAACGACATATTCGAAGCAATACGCTCTTTTCGCGTTGCCTTTCTTAAATAACCAGCCAAGGATGCCTGCATAATCATACCGCTCGCCCATTCGATGCTCGACATATTCAACAGCTTTTGAAGTGTTCGCCTCAACTGAGTACACTTCAACGCGCCTGTTCAAAAAGCGGTCGGGATCCAACGCGCCGACATTGCCGCGCGAGCCGTCAGCGTCAAAGAAAAAGTTGCCTACTTCAAGAGCTGCATGCGAATGGCGTGTTCGCGTCACTGCACATATCAACATTGAAAAGAATGATCTCCATTCAGTCTGAAAAAGAATGACTTTCATGCGTAGGCCTCCGATAAGTGGTTTGCCCACGAAAACGCAAAACGGTCAAGACCGCCTGCGGATGCAAGTGTAGGTGACTGTGGAACTGAGTTGTCGATGCGTCGAATCCGCCACGCTGCTGCTGTGTCAGCAATGCCTTTTGAAAGCGCCACGCCGACATACACGAAAACGCCGACAGTGTCAAAACGTGCTTCCTTAATCTCACCGCTTAGGTTGCCTAGAGCGATAGCTAGTTCAGGCTGCTCAATCAAAAGAACTTCTTTGCTTGCAACTGTGTCAACTTGTGCTTGCGTAGCCTGTACAATCTGTTCATCGCTTGTTGAAGTGATGTCGACAGCCTGTGGGTCAGGTGCGATAACCAAGCCGTCTGCTTCAATCACTTGGATAGGGTTGTCCGTCTGCACAATTTCAGGCGGCTGTGTGTCAAGTATGATGTCAGACATGCGATACGCCTGCTGACAGTTTAGCGGTGCCTTGGAAGAACCTAACTGTTTTCGCTGGAGCTCCGAAAGTTACAGTAAGGTCGTGCTTCTCTTTAGTAAAGTTAAGGGCGGCGGTGTCTGCTGCTGATAGCAGCAAGTCAATAGACCCATTCCCCAGAACGATACGCCCGTTTGCTGTCGAAAGTTCTACGACTACGACGTCCGAGGCGTCACGAATTTGCATCAAAGCAGATCCGGCCGTTAAGTCAATCGGTGCGCCAGTGACCTTGTCCTTGACGGAAAAGTTACGGGAGAAGGTAGCAAATTGTTCAATGATGAAATCGTACTGTGCTGACATGCCAAACTCCGTGCCTTCCTGATCTGCATGTTATATGCCGACGATCTGCATGTTATATGCCGACGATCTGCATGTTATATGCCGACGATCTGCATGTTATATGCCGACGACCTTTTTTGCAACTCTCTGCCTATAGAGGCGCCTGCAACTGTAACAGTGCCAAGTCCGTTGACGAGAGGATGACGCCCGGCGCTGTGAGTGAAGGAAGTGACGTGAGGTCAGACCAATCCGACCCGTTCGTTGGTGCAGCGAAGACTGAAACAGGCGTTCCGGTCAGCGTTCCGAGTTGCACCAACGCCACAGCGTAGCTCGTCAATGTTGGAGGAGTTGACACTACCACAACCTTGGTTTTCCACAGGCCAATTCCTGACATATCGCGAGTTGAGGAACGTAGAATAGGGGCACCCGCTGCGACTGCGGCAGTGTCAGTGACTTGATAAACCGCGCCATCGAAAGTAAACGTCTGATTCACACCCGGTAACACCTCTTGCAGCGTTCCACGATTCACACCCGCTACCACCGCTTGCAGCGTTCCACGATTTATGCCTATAGTTGACCAGCTAAGTGCAGAGAATGGAGCATAGTTGCTGCTAAAGGTTACAGGTCCGTCGACGATAGTTTCAACTCTTGTCTCTTCTGATAGAACAGCTTTCGCCATCTCAAACACAGATGTTCCTGACCTGTCGAAGAGAGTGGTCCCTTGCAGTCTGTAAGAACTCACGAACTGATCTGTGGCGTTCGAATCAATAGTGAACGAAGTCGAGCCAAGTGCTGGTAGTCGACCGACCCGACCAGGGGGATTCGGCGGTAAAGGAGTGAAGGACACTGGGGTAAACGATACAACTACTGTTCGAGCGACTTTATCAATAGTGAAATCAAAGAACCCTCTATCCGTCGAAGTGCTAGAATCTAGCCCATGAAATCCAAACCCCGCCGCAGTTCGCACCAGTTCATCCACTTCATAAGTTGCATGTGGTGCAACTCCCGAAGCATCAACCGTGACCGTGAAAGAAGAGCCACCATCAAGCGGGTAGACTGTGACAGTGTAGAGCATAGTTCTAAAGCCCTGCTCACGCAAACTGACGGCCCATGCCCTACTGCTGTCAACTGTGTAACAAGTAGGGTTTGAAACCCGCCGGAGCTCCACATCAGAGAAAGTGCTCACATATACTGTTCCAATCGGCGCGGCAGGTGGTGGAGGGCCGCCACCGGGTTTCTTTATGCCTATAATCTTTGCTGCGTCTCTATTTTGTTGAAAGTACAACACGACGACTTCATCCCCCACTTCAGCCAAACCCGTACTGCCCATGTACCAGATGGGGATGCTTGCTGTTTGCAGCATGTCGCGCGTGCTTGACGGGTTTCGGTTAAGCCCGAAGCTCTGCCCGTTAGGAGTACGCGAGCTGATAGCAGCATCAAGCAGAACATCTGCATTCGACCCGGTAACAGCGGTCACGGTTCCTTTTCTGTAAAGCGGCTGATATTTCTGCCAGCCGATATACAGAGCTTCGTTGAACGCCCAATTTGCAGCGGATTGAATTGAGGCTGCTGTAACCATGGAGCCGTGTCGCGCGTGATCGTACGTGCTATCGCCGATGTCTGCCACATGCGTCTGATTTGGATGAATGACATAGCTTTGTTTTGAAGGGTTCTCGTTATTGATTTCAAGTAGCCCAACATGAAGCCCTATTGCAAGGTCTGTGGTGTAATCGGCACAGAACACGTCAACCACCATATCCTGCCGCGGCTTAACAGAGTTGAGCCAGCAAAGCTGCATCCGCCCAGTGTTAATGCCAGCTCTGTTTCGATTGAACGCGAGCTTTGCCAAACGATATGCTCTATTGGTTGTGCTCACTTTGTCCACATAGGGTTTAGTGCTGAACTGCCCTACCGCTATCACATTGTCAAGCTCGAATTGTGCTGCTTGCTTGAAGGTATGCGCCTCGTCGACAGCTATCGTCAAATCGCTTTGCTTTGCAAGCGCGGCAGCGATCGAAGCGTTCGTAGCAGCAACACGAGCAACCCAACCACTGTCGTCGTACACGAGCTGAACCGAATATTTCGCGTCGCCCAAGTTGGCGACAATAATCCCCTCGCTCATTCGAGCATCAAGATTTCGTTCGTCAAGTCAGAAATTGACCATTGCAGCGATCGAAGAACGAAGCTTCCTGCGGCATGCGACATCGTGTCGCCTATGCGAATTGATGTGTCCATTTGAGCTCGTAGCTCTTGAGCTCCTGCCGCCCCACGTCTGAACGTAACGCCCGCGGGCGTCCTCACTTCAGCAGGTCGGTTGGTGGGTAACCCGCCCCATACAATAATGTTTGGGTCGTCGGCAGCGATAAGATTGCTTGGGTTGCGCGCCATGTCTGAGTAGCCCTGCAAACTATAACTATTCGAAAAGGATCCTTCATCAAGCCGCGACAACGACAAAGGAGCTCGCAGCGTTTCACTGACGACCACCCAACCGTTGCTCCATTTCTCTCCGCTCAATACAACTATTTCTCCGTTTGGTCGTAAACCAATCTCATCTACAAAAGCAAGCCCATCAGGAACAACTACGCTCATCCAAGCAAGTGCGCCCTGCGTCCAACGAAGGGCGATCGATGTCATAGGAAGCGTGACATCTGCAACCCCGTCAGCGAGCCCTGTAAGAATCAGAATGTACACGTCGCCTGATACTGCAACACCCGCCGGCATAGCAGGTTTATCGCCATAACCCGCAACCCCACTGCTATTGAATGCGGCGGAGTTGAAGGAAGATGCGTCAAACAGCATTCGGGTAGAACTCCTCATAGAACCATGAGCAGCGTTGCTTGATATCAGCAGCAACTTCAGGCGTCAGAACGTCGTTCCAGTCAGTCGACAATGCGCCAAGCTTGCTCTGAACATCATGCTCGCCGAAGGGTTCATGCACAGCGTCGTTCTCGAAAGTTGCTTGTTGAATGTTGTCAAAGTCATACGCGAAGGAATCCTCGCCTAGGTATGCGTGAACCATCTTCATCACAGAGGCAGGGTTGGAAACAAGCTGTTCCGACTTCACAACCAGAACATCGTTCAACTGGCCGCGCTGGCGTGCTTCGAATAGCCACTCGAGCGCAATGCCAAGCGGCGATGACGTGAGGTATGATTCTACACGAGCTTGAATTGTTGCTCCTGCCATGTCGCCAGGTTGGGCAGCATCCGTCCAAACAGTAGGGTTCTTCCTGCGAAGCTTTTCCATGCTTGCAACAATGCCACGAATATCCCTGATGGGTACAATCACTTTCGGTGCAGCGTACAACGAGTTGAGCAAATCTAGCTGCCCCATCCACCCGCGGCACTTATCAAATTGAACAGGTTCGCTTTCGGAAGCAAACCACCCGTTGATGATGCCACGTAAAGCGTTGGGCATGCGTCTATCTAGCTCAGCCTTGCTTAGTGCTTTGAAGTCCATGCTTGTGCGTGTTTGACGGGCTGCATGAACCAGCGCAATCATCGGGCTCGTTGTAGTGACACCAAAACGAGGGTTCTGTGTGAGAATCGCGCCAAGTACAGTTGAGCAAGACCTAGGGAGCCCTCCCAAGTAATGAACATCGTTCATACATTCACCGCCGAGGAGTATTTAGCATCAAGCTTCAGTTTAGCATAACCGGCTGCCATAATATCGCCCGCTGTAACATCCGCGAAAGGAACGTCCACTTCAGCATGGGAGTCAGGTGTGCCGAGCACCATAGCAGTTGCGTTGCCCGCTGCCTGCTGAACAGGATCGGCGATGTAAGGCTGTTCGCTGTACATCACTCGGTTGACTTTACTGACGTTATCGACACGCACCTTGTCAATTTTCACGTACTTCTCTACGCTGTTTGAGTTTGTATATTTTAATGCCATCTTATTCCTCCATGAAGATGCCCTTGAAGAACATCCTCCCCTTGTAAAGCTGCGGCGCGGCGAGCGCATCGACTGCTGAACCAGCAATAGTAACGCTGGCACGTAAATGCGTCGCGCCTTGCGTCATGCCTGTTGAAATAAGCGACTCGAATGTTCTTGCTGCTGATAGTGCTGTTGTGATCGCGGCAACCTGTACCGGAGTGAATGCTACACCATTAGTCGAAAGGCTTGCTTCAACTGTTGCTTGCGTCAATGTTACAATGGTTGCTCCGAATGTGCTACACACAATCCCGATCTCTTTGGGCAGGAAGATTCCGCCTGCGGGCAAAGCAATGGTTGCAGTGCCCATCGCTGTGAGGTCGACTTCGTTACTCATCAGAACAACTTCGGCGGCAGCAAAGTCTCTAGCAGGCGCGACTGAGCCCGTGTCCTTACTGACAGTGATTGGATTCGCAATCATTGTAGATGACGCCAAGTTGTTGACCTTATAAGCGCCCACAGCAACAGACTGCGCACCATAAACTTTGGCTTTGTAGCCAAACGCCGACGACTTAACGGCAGCAGAACCCGCGTATGAATACGTGCCTACAATCGCCGCAGCGAGTGCGTAGTTGTACGCATACGCACCGAAGGTACAACCATACTTCGCATAGGATCTAGCTCTGTAACCGGTTGACGTGGCGTAGTTCCCACCTTGAGCATAAGAGTTCGTGCCAACAGCTACGTTGCCACGCTGTCCTGCTGCGGCTCCAGCGTATGCCCACAAGCCTACTGCGACTCCTCGATACCTTGCCGTTGAGAAGGGCCCTATTGCGATCCCTCGTGATTCGTAAGCTTGCGAGTTGGTTCCGATGGCAATTGAATCGAGCCCGTAAGCATGGGCACTCTTGCCTATGGCTGTAGCCTTGCCATAGGCTGCTCCTGCTTTGGTTCTTGCTGCGAACCCAATGCTGATGTCGGCATCCCAAGGAGCCGTACTGCCTTCGCCAACAGCAATGGACTGGCTGCCACCTGCTTGCGTGATAGCTCCTATAGCAACAGCTGACCAACCTGTGAAAGAGCTTTTGCCAATAGCTATTCCGTATGAAGTTGAAGCATCAGCAAGATTGCCGATAGCAACATTGTTGATACCATTGTTTGTGCTTTTCGCATTTGTTCCGATAGCAATAGCATCAGCACCCGTTCCTGAGTTTGCTGAATAACCAATGGCAACCGCGTGCGAACCGCGTGCGAAGGTTCTGTAGCCGACTGAAGTGGCTCCGCTACCACTCGCGGTAGCGTGGTAGCCGATAGCTGATGTCTTATAGTCGCTTGATGTGCAGGATAAGCCGACGCTTACAGCAAAATATCCCGAAGCAGTACAGCTATTCCCTATAGATGTTCCGTGGTCGCCTGCTGCTGTGTTGCCGCGCCCAATTGAAACAGCGCGAGCACCCGCTGCACTGCACCCATTGCCTGAAGCGACGGAATCGATACTCGAAGCAGTACACCCGTCGCCCATTGCTACGGACGCTGAACCTGACGACGTGCAGTTTCTACCTACTGCCGCTGAGGATGCTCCAGACGAAACAGATCCAAAACCTGCTCGAACGCTTTGCTGTGCGCCCGTTCCGCCCGTTCCTTCTAGGTCCAGCAACGACTGAAAAGCGGCAGCGGTCAGGCGTTGTGAAATAGTTGTCCCTGCGGGCCAGTCGCGTGCTGTGGTCCCTTCTTGCGCCCTTACTATTGTAAGCGCGTCAGCGGCGTTTGCTGATACGCGAACAATCTCGTAGTTCCAGCTGTCTGTGAGCGTCACAATGAAGTGTTCGTTCGCGGCTGGTACAGGGAATAGAGCTCCATCACCCGCTGCGACTGTAACAGATAAATCAGCGAGAAAAATGCTTGCGGCTGTTATTGAGTCCGCGTTGTTTTTGTAAAGTGCAAGACTCATCATGCAGCTCCTATGACTTCTATTTTCATTGACGCTGAACCGTTCTTGAAGCTGAAAGTGCTGGGTGCGACAATGAACGCCCCTTGCGGTGTAACGAGCGTCAGGGTCTGGTAAATCCGCAACATGCGTTCGAGCTTATCGGACACAGCTTTCGACACGTTATCCACAACTATTGTCCAAGTGCTATCTCCAAAGGAATGTCCGCGGTCAATAACAACTACGCCTCCATCCAGAGTTTGGCGCTTTCTAATACGTCGTGAAATGTCGCCGATAGTTGAATTTGCTGATGCGGTGACTTGAACGCTTCCTTGAGGATCAAATACGGGTGCGGATAAACTTATCATGGTACCACTGCTCCTGATGCTAGGCCCTTCAGATATTCAAGCTTGTCTGTCGCTGCACGAATTTGAATCCTATCCAGTATCTTCCACATGAACGCTTCAAGCTCAATCTCTAAGTCGCCCGCGTTCACTTCCAGCACTGCTGGAGTGTTACCTTGTAGCACAATGGAGTTCGCCGCTGCGATTTGTGACTGAACTAGCTGCTTCTGTAATGCGAGAGCGGCCGTTCTCTCGGATTGAGCTGTTCCTATGGCTGCGAGAATCGTGCTTGCGCTACCGCTGTCAGCGCCGTTCAACTGGTCGAACAAACCTAGCAACAGGTCGCCCGACCCTTGGACTGTTGCGTCAACACTGTCAAACGAACTTTGGACCAGCTTTGTTGCTTCCTGTAGCTGTGCGATATCCACTTTCGATTTTATCTCGAACACTTTCACGCTTGCGGCGGAATCTATTTTCGCGAACTCGATTGCCATCTCCTGCTGTGCAGAAAGAGCGTCCTCTGTTTTCGCAATGTTTTTATCTTGTGCAGCGGTGTTCGCGTCGATTGCGCCGGCAGCTTGGAAGATTGCTGTATTTGTGCCATCAGCAGCGGTTGCATAGCCCACAAGCCCTTGCGAGCCCTGCTCCGTGCTGCTTGTTGCAGCATCTACTGATTTCTTCTGCTCCGTTGCAGCGGCAGAGACTTCAGCAAGTCTTGCAGCATAATCAGCATCCGAAATACCTGCTTGTGTCGCGGTGTCCATTTGCTTCTGCATGGAATCAGCACTCTTCAGAATCGCGTCAGCGTTGGTGATAGCTGCTTGTGTAATCTTGTCAAAAGGAACGGGTTGATTGTTGAGAGCTGCTACTGCATCGCTACTCGAAATCAATCCGCCCGTTGCTTGGTCTATCCAACCAATGAAAGCTTGAATCGTATCGCGAGCAGGTTGCCCCATGTTCTCTTCAATCAGCGTCCCCAGTGCAAAGCCCGCAGCACCCGCAGCACCAACAAGCCCTGCTTTTCCTAAGGACGAAACCAGCTTGCTTGAGCTGCTCGCCATACCTAGAAGTCCGTCGCTGCCCAGGCCAAGCGCTTTTGACATGGTACCGAGTGCAGGCGCAACAGCGGTGATCGCGATAGCTACGCCTCCAAGTGTTCCGATGAGATTCTGAGTTTCTACGTCAAGGTCTGCCCACGCATTGACTGCATCAAGGATGAGGCTTGCTAGTTTGACGAGCACGTCGAACACGCCTGCGGTTGCTGTTACAAACCCAGCTATCACGTCTATCACTTTGTTCATTGCAAGAGCTAAGTCCTGCGGTTTAGTTAAGTCCAAACCGTCAAACACCGTGCCGAGGGATCCACTTACTTGCGAAAGAGCATCAAGTAAAGGTGTGAAATCAACTAGGTTGAAAGCTGCTGGCATTGCTGCGGCAATTCCGTCGAACTGTGTTGCGAGCCCGTTTGCCCACACGTTTATCGCGTCGGTTATGTCAGACAATGCGCCTGCTGAAATGGATACCCCGAGGGCTTGGAAAATAGCGCCCACGCCACTTGCAACATCTGTGAAGGAAGCGAGCAGCGGTTCGCCGAATTGTGTCAAAGAAACAGTTGCGGCATTCACGGCAATTTGTGTCTGGTTATTTAGCGTGTCAATCAGGCTTTTGTAGGATGCTTCTACAAGCCCGTTCTTGTTTGCTTGGCGGTCAAGTTCAGCGTTGTATTTTGCCAACCCGCCTTGAGCAATAATGAAAGCCGCTGAACCTGCTTCGAGCGATCCAAATAAGAGTTTCGTTTTCTCCGCGCTGCCACCTGTTGCTTGGAGCAGCAGGTCCATCTTGCTTGCTAAGTCTTTGGACTGGAATGACGCGCTGCTTGCGTCAATGCCTAATGTTTTCAGTCCGTCGGACAGTCCTTTGGTAGGTTTGCTCAGTTCGTTGAATAGTGCTGTCAACTGTGTGGTAGCGATTGCACTGTTACCCGTTACAGCCGTGACAGTTGAAAAAGCTGCGCCGACTTCATCTAGTGATATGCCGGCAGCCTGCGCTGAAGGCGTGATCAGTGCAAACGTGCTTGACATTTCACCAATTGTTGTGACACCACCCTGCATTGTTGCGAATAGCGTGTCTGAAATGTTGCCTAGATCGTTTGCTTCCAAGCCCATGCCGTTCATTGTGTTGGTTAGCAGTTTCATCGCTGTCGCGTTGTCTGTGTGCCCAGCTACGCCAAGCTTTTCCGCTGCTCCAAGGGCAAGAATACTGTCCTCAAACTTGATACCTGCTGACTGTGCGTCAAACGTCGATTTCTGTAGTTGATCAAGTGAAGATGTACTGGTTGCGGCGAAGGTCAGAATGTCGCCGCCCAACTGTTGCATCTGCTGCCCAGTTGCATCGCTCAACGTCCCGATAGACTTCATGTTCACTTGGAAGTCGCCTGCGAGCGTGATAGCAAGCCCGCCCAAAGCCGCCGCCGCTGCAGCCGCCGCCGCTTCGACTGTCAGAATCGAAGTTGTCGCTCCTGCGATAGGTCCTGTGATACCCGTTATGGATGAGCCTATCGCTTTTGTCTTGCTGGAGACGTTGTCTGTGGCATTGAAGATGACTTCGACTGTTTTGTTTACATTAGCCATTCTTCAACTCCTGTTCCTTTTGTTCGTAGTACAAAGCCCACAGCGCCATTTCAGTTTCCGTCAGGTAACCCTCAGGAAATACATCAGGGCGTATCTCAAAAAGAAACTTGTGCTTCGCGTCAGCAAGCGCGAGGCAACCCTTTATTTCGTTCCTTTTCCAGAGCTTTTGGGCTTTCCCAATACAGCGCCAGCCCCTGTCATTTCGGTGATGGCGTTGGTCAACTGCAAGAACTCAATTGGGTGCTTGTCGTTCATTTTCACAGCAACGTCAAGAGTGATTTCAGGCTTAACTGAAGCAAGTTGCAGCATAGACATCCGCCGCGTTGTTTCACGCGGCACATCGTCGCCCATGCCCATTGTTTCTTTCAAGTGTTCAATAACTTCTTTCGCGTTGCCGCTTGCAAGTGCGTCCACTGCGGCAGCAAGTTGCTTGCTATTCTCCGACGCTTCATTGCAATTTGCTAATTCGTTACCCGTCAAACCGCGAACGGTCCAAACGGGTTCTTCCCCTTCCTCGAAATAAGCAGCAAGGTCAGGCACAGGCACGGCTTTCTCGCGATTGCTGTAGGCCTGCGCCATGAACTTTTTGCTGTCAAAGCCCTTCATTTAGGCTGCGACTTCCGTTGCTTCTGCGTCTGCTGATACTGTGCAAGCAGCTTGGATTGAGTCGCCCGCTGGGAAAGTGCGGTTGATGCCCAATTTGCCTTGTGTCAACAAGTGGTTTCCTTTGAAACGATCGGGGAAGAACTTAAACCACAGCGTTTCGTTTTTCAGTTGAACGATTGGATCAGTTACACCGTCCGACAAGAACGCTGTGAAGCTGCCTTGATTTAGCGTAGAGCTCGTTGAGCCAATGGTTGCACCATAAACCTGCGTGGATTGCAAGCTGTGGCTATTCTCTGGCGGAACAAAGTCGCCCGCTAAAGGTACTTCGGCGAAGATTGGTTCTGCATATGAAGCTGAAACACCTTTTGCCAAGCTACCCACATGAATCAAAGGTAGTGCAGTAAGGAAGCTCACTTGAGCTGTTCCAGGCAGTACGTCGAACAATGGGAAGTCGAAACGCTCTACATGAACGCCTACTGTTGCGAAGATCTCAGTTGATGCAATAGGAGCAGCAACGTCCGATGTTGTGCGAACCTGCGCAATTTCAATTGAGCCAACTGGAAGCAAAGGAGGACCGCCTGCTGCGCCGCGTGTTTCGACGATAGCTGCCCCGTTAGTACCTGACACCACTGCAATAGCGCCAGCGTTATCAACTGTGATGCTGTTCACTTTCGCTGGGTTTGCTAGTGAGCCGCGTGTGATAAGCGTATCCAATGCAGTTGCAACGGATACCAGAATACCCGCTACGTTTGCTGTCAACGCTGCTACGTCAACCGCATCATTTGCAGCTGAAACCGCAGCTGAAACCGCGCCGCCTGTTGCTAAACCGTCCGGTCGAACAACAGGTTCGAAACCCGTTTTCTTGGAGAACAATGCTGCTCCCGAATCAAATACTTTGTGATCGCCGCTGTCTACCAGCGGTGTCATCGCAGTCACTTGCTGACCGCCTTCATAATCTAGCCGAGCACGCTCGGCAGTGTTTACCTGTGCCATTTCCTTCTCCTATAGAAGTTCAGTTTTGCCGAGTGCCGTTCGATAACGAATCGTCAGCTCTATGATTGCTCCGCACCACGGAGCTTGCCCTTCACCAATGATTGCTTGCATTGAATCAACATGCAAGCTTTCAACTATGAAGCCGAGGCTTGGAGAGTCAACTCCTGCTGCATCTCGCCCGATCGCTGCTACCGCTGCTTCATATAAGGACACTGCAACATCTGTAAATGGTCTGTCCCTTGTCTTGTCGTAAAGCTCGATCATGACACTCGCAGCATGTTTTTCGCCGCTGTAGTCGCGAAGTTCAATGACGTCACCTGATATCCAGTAATTCGCCGCTGGTAAATCACCGTCTTGCAGCGGAGTCAACTTCGCTCGAGTGACTTTCTGAATAGTAACTGCATCGCCATTGCTTGTGCTGATAGACTGTAGGCGCTTGCCCAACTCGTCAAGAAATGTATTGATGGCACTCATGCTATCACCTCATTGAACAATCCGCGAAGCCTGCCCAGTAGCACAGGGATCTCGTTTTCTTTCGCTTTGTCCAAACCCAAGGCGGGCTTGATTGTTACTTGTTTCACTAGAACGAACATAGGAGCACCGGCAGCACTCATCACCAACCAGTTGCCTTTGCGCGATTTGATAAGGTGTCCACCTGCGTTGAATACGTCTTTCGCGTTGAAGCGCATCACACCGGCAGCGGTTAGGTTCTCGCCTATAGGAATATTGAGGTATGGACCGCCTGGAACTCCGCGGTAAGCACGTTTCGCTCGTACAGTACCCCCATACTCTTGAAGGTGCGCATACTGTAAGTCACGCCCAGCCTCAACACGTGATGAGACGTTGTTGAGGCGTGTCCCTGTTGTCGATATGCGTAGTGACTTTCGGAGTAGGCCTGTCCTGCTTTTCAACGTCCTGCCAAAGTTGCTTTTGACTTCGCTGTCAACATTGATAGCAGCTTTTCCGAATGCTTGCTTCGTCGCCTTGAACGCTTTGGCAGGCATCGCTTTCAAGTACGCTTGCAACGCTTCGTCGTGAAGTTCAACTGCCACTTAGATCATACCTGTCAGCGGATGCTTAAACTCTACAAGAATTTCTTTGACTGCTTTAAGCAATCCGAACTCAGGAAAGCTTGTTGAACCGCCCTCGCCACGTACTTGTGTGGCTGCGATGTTCTCTTTGCGTTGGAACTCATACGCGATTTGCATCGTTGCAGCCTTGCGAATCGCTGTAGCTATGCGATATGATGGGTCAGCGGGTGTTGGAATGTCCATGACGCCACTTGTTACAGCCAGACCGCCCGTGAACACAATTTCGGCAGTGCCAGTGCCATAATCAAACAGCGTGCGGATCCCGTATTTCGTGATGATGTAGTCGGTTGGCACAAGTGGAATGTCCATCACAAGATTTCCTACTGAAACAGCATCAAAGTCCTGATTCTTTAGTGTGCGTCGGTTGCTACCAAACAGCCTCATTGTCACGCTGGATACAGATAGCACGGGCAGCGATTGCAAAGCGATCATCTTGCCGCTTAAAGGGATAGACACTGTGCGCTCAACTCGTTCCAAGTCAAAGCCCAAGAAGGCGGCAATGGAAGCCTCTGCGTTCTGTTGAATCACTTCTAGTGCAGGGTAATTGTCTGCGTCTTTGTTTAAGCCAATGAACGCTACAATGTCGTCAGGGTTGACGAGTTTCATTTAGACTTGCGCGAAGTTGTTTCTTGCACTGGAGACGCTTTTGTTGTCTGCTTTGCTTCTACAGCACGTTTGGAGTCCAGCAAGATGCCTGCAAGGCGGTCGCTGACTTCCAGAACTTCGTTCTTCTTGTGCGGCGTGATATCCAAGCCGTTCAGCGCAAGGTCGCAGTCTTGTTTCAATTTGATTTTCATATCGGACTCCTTTGTCGATAACAGCGCCGGCGCACAGTCATTGAAAAAGGAGTGAGCCGAGGCCCACCCCAATCAATCAGCCTACAGTGTAAAGCTTGATTGCTTCCGGTAATACAACACCGCCACCAACACGTTTCTTCACGATGAAACCTGTTTGATCCGCGTCTGCCCAGCGTTCATCCAAACGCTTAACAGTAATGCCCGCACGATCATAGATGCGATAGCCAGCAACGAAGTCACCGAACGCTAGTGCTTCAGCGCCAGTTGCAACGCTTGCCATGCCTTCATCAATACCGATTGGACGACCAAGCAATGTTGCTGCCTGACCCGCTTGGACGCTCGGCTGCCATAAATACTGCCCCACAGTATCTTTGAGCAAACGAATCTTCGCTTCAGTCAAGCTGTTCATCATGAACGTGCCGTTGCGACGATACACTGCTTTCACAGATGCCATCATGTTGATCAAGTCATCTAACGCAACGCCGCCAACAACAGTGCCCACTTGAGCTGCTGCAATTAAGCCCGCATCAACTGCGAAACCAGAAGGCTGTTCACCCACTGCACCAGTACCAACTGCGAATGCAACATCTTCAGCGTCAGCAATGGCGCGTGAAGCAGCTTGGGTCAATTCAGAGCCTAAGTCAGCTTCCGCATCATCCAAGATGTTGTTGTGAACAAGGATCAAAGTTTTCAAATCTTCGATAACAATGTTTGCTTGATTCAAGCCTGAAACAGCGGAAGGAGTCACTGGACCCTTACCCCATGCAACAGTTGGCTGAGTCAAACCACCCAAACGTACAGCATCGCGACCCGTTGTGCGTACTTGCGCAACAGGACGGAAGCCCGCCAAGTTGTATGCGGCCATGATGATGTCAGATTCCATATCTTCAGGAATCAAGAAACCACCATCAGCAGCACCGGTAGATAGAGCACGCTGCTCTTCTGGAGTCATGCGATTTTGTTCGCCTGCACCATGACGCATGAAGCGTTCAAAAGCAGCTTTGCGCAACTCTTTTTCAGGGTCGGCATCAGCTGTTTCACCTTCACCAGCAGGGCGTTGAGCACGAGCTTCAAGTTCTGCAACCTGAGTCTGCATTGCTGTGATGCTGTCATTGATCTTGTCAACTAATGATCGTGTTTCGGCAGTAGCTTCGCCGTTTTTACGTGTTTCCGCTTCAGCTTTATTGCCAGCAGCTTTCAATTCCTCGAAAGAGCCTGCAACAAGACCACGGAGTTCTTCAATTTGCTTTTCCATGTCAAATCTCCTCTTATTTGTTCATTGTGCTGCGGATATTCTCCATCAGCTCTGTGAGTGCTTGCTGCGGCTCACCTCTCGCCTCGGCTTCTTTAGCAACAGTGTCGTCAGACGGCTGCAATCCAAGAAGTGCTGCAAATTGTTCACGTTCAGCTGAAGATAACGATGCACGCAATTCCTGTGCGACCATCTCTACTTTTGAACGGCGTTCCTGTGAAAAAGTAACAGCAAGGCCTGGCACAAACGACAATCGTTCAGCGCGTCCTTCAATGTTTCCTTTCAATAAACTACGAATGTCATCGACAGCGAGTGGGCTGTTCATCGCCATGCTATTCAACGTCTCGCCTAGCTTGCGCATGTGTAGGGCAAGGGCTTTGCCTGTTACACCTATTGCAGGTGCGTGAAGCTCTTCAATTCCGTCTTCAGGTGCTTCTGCTTCAGGCGTTGTGCGGAACTGGTCCAAGTAAAGCTTCAACCAGTCCTTGTATGCAACAGCAAAGTCGTCAACGGCAGCTCCAAGCAAGCTTTCGATGTCGTCAACAGTATTGTCGCTCCACCAGATATCTCGCATTGTGCGGTGTAATGCTTCCATCAAGCGTTCTTCACCCGCGTCCAAGTCTTTTTCTGTGACAGTACCAGCAAGGTCTGTGGCGCGAACGCTTTGGATCTGTGCTTGTTCGTTTGCAGGAAATGTCACTGGGCTGAACTCGAACAACTTAACTTCGAAGATCTCACGAACTCCGTCCACAATCTTGTCCTTGCCACGCGGCACGCTAAACCCAATGCTCATCGCATCGAACGCGCCCGACTTCATGAGCAAGAACGCTTCATCTGCCTTCTGCACGCCTAGCGTCAACTGTGCGCGTACCCATAAGCCCTTATTATCCTCGCGCATTTCAAGCGGCATGCCTATTGGGCTATCTTGGTCGTGATTGTGTAGAACTTTGATTTTGTCTGCACGCTCTGCAAGTGTTTTCGTGAATGCGCCAGGCATAATGCGCGACCCGTAAGAATCAATATCGCCAAACGTGGCAGCATACCCCTCAAAGATACCGTTTTCGCCCTCTAAGCGTATCTCGCCGATCTGGAAGCTAAGATGCTCCTGTATCGGTGACCTGCTGCGGTGCTCCATGTTTGCTTTGTTCTTCATCTGTGACTCCTAGCGAAAGCTCATTGCACAACGGCAATTTATTCTTTGTTCTGCGGATAAACCCGGGTCACTTGGGAAGCGCCCCCCATTTGAAAAAATACCATCTACCATGACGGTTTCCTGCTCCATGCTGTCATGAGCTGTTCGAACATGCTCATCTCGACTGGTCAACCAAATCTTCTGCGTTGCACCTGCAAGCGTTGCACCTACGAGTTGCCCAAAGCTTGCGGCACTGCCAACCTCTGTCCTTGCGATGGTCAGTGCTCTTTGCGATGTAAACCCTGTGAACACGTCAGTGATTGCTTGGCGCAGGCTCTCAACTGTAAGGCCTTGCTGCTCTGCTTGCAACACTTGAGCCTGAACCGCTGCGATAGTTGTCTGCTCAATCTGTGTGATGTCTTGCGCGATAGATTCCTGTATGAATGCGTCAATTGCTGCTTCGGCAGGCATTACAGGAATTCCTTCGCGACATCCATCTGAAGTTTGCCCACTGCATCAAGCCACTCCTGCCTTGTTTCCTGGATAGCTGCAATAGGGTCCGCGCCTTCGTCAATCGCTTTGAGAACAGCATCACGCTGACTCTCCATAAGTGTCTTCATCGTTTCAAAGCCGACGCCTTGTGCGAGTTCTTCGCGCTGCTTGTCTACTGCACGCCACTCCATGTCGAAAGCGTGCGAGCTACGTGTATCTAATCGAACAGAACTCGACGCCGTTTGGGAAGGGGAGGGTTTTGGCGCCGAGCTCGGAGGGTTGCCAGACCAAGGTAGGTCTGCATTCGGTACGTCCTTCAAGCCTAGCTCGAAGCGACTGTTAAGTGATGCCACGGGAACGCCCATGTCCCATAAGTCTTTTGATGCTGCAACGCGATCCTTCACGTTGTCTTGTAGTGCAGCAATACGCGAAGTGTCAGGAACAATTTCCTCCCCGTCACGAAGCTCCTCTTGCAAGGAGTGCTGAAGACCCGCTTGCATCTTGCGAAGAAGCGGAAGGATTGTTTGCTCCCAGAAGATGCGCTGTGATGCGCTGAAATTGTTGAAAGTGCTTGATTCTTGTGCGCCAATCAACTGTGGCGGCACACCAAAGATCAGCATGATTTCATCACGGTTGAACTTGCGGCTATTCAAAAAGTCCATCTCAGCAGGCGTCATCCCTGTGCGGATGTAGTCTGCTTCAGCAGATAGGACGCCTGGTGTTCTTGCGTTTGCGCTGCCTGTGTACAGTTCCCGAATCTTTTCGCGTACTGTGTCCCATTGTGCAACAGCAAGGTCCTTGAACACAAAGATGCCGTCTAAGACGCCTCTGTTGTCCATCGCTGCTTTGTTGAAGTTCAGTTGTGCAACATCCGTATCCACTGCACGCGCAGCAGCTTCTAAAGGGCTGACACCTTGTAGCGGGTTCGCTGGATTGGGCAACAATAAATGAATGATTTCGTTTGGTAAGTATGATTCAACAGTAGAGCCTGAGGGGCCCTTGCGATCAAAGCGGCGTACCCATTCTCCTGCGGCAGTTCCTGCGACAGGGGCGGTCTTGTCTGGCGATAACGGCCACAGCTCAGTAGTCTTCCCGCCTACTGTTACTTTCCGCAGGTAAGCGTTTCCTGATAATTGTAGCCACGAAACAATCAGCTCGAAAAGCTGTTGGCGAGGAATGGATGGGTTGGGTCGGTTCAGTAACTGGGCGACGTGATGCCCTTCAATAGGGGCGCCGTCTTTATCCACAACCATCCATGGTACTGATGAAGCAGCTTGCTTGATTTCGTTAATTGCACGAAACACCCACCCACTGGATATGTACCCGTCTTTGGTTGCTTTCGCAACAGTAAACTTGGACCATACTGCTTGCTTAGTGGAAACGATCTGCGAGCTTGTTGCTTGCGCACTGCTTCGCTTGCTAAAAGGGAACACCTTATGCGCGTCCTATCATGATGGTCTTCTCCTGACAACGAATCCAGTTTAAGAACTGACTCACACTGTCCACTTGGTCATCATGCACAGAGTTCGGAAAAGATAAGAACTCTTGCATGAGGTCATGTAACCATGCTCCCTCCGTGGGTAAATACACGGATCCCGCTTCGATGGATGGCGCAACTGTGGCAAGGCGCGTCACTTTGTCAACTGTTGGCATGATAGCGATGACGGGTAAGGCGGTATCACGGTGCAAGTCCTGTATCAAACTGGTGCCGCTTGACTTGTCCTCTATCAAGATGACAGAAGGAGAATACTTCGCTGCTAATTGCATGACAGATCGCTTGAGATCGGGGTACTGTAGCCTTTCTCGGAAGACGTCTAGCAGATAGTACCCTGAAGCAGTCTCGGCCCATGTAGTGCAGACAGTAGGGTCGTTCAGCTCCTTGGCTTTCTGTGCTGTATCCCAAGACTGAACAATGCGGATGATGTGATCACTCGCAGGCGCCACTCCATATTCCTTGAACCAGTCTATTTTCACCATGCCGCCACCCAAGGGCGCCGGGCGTTGCTGGTATTGTGCCGCGTAACCATATGAACCGAGTGCTGTTTTCAGCTTCTGTGCTTCAGGTGGGCCCATGCGCTGTGGGTGTAGCAGTTCGCCCTCTTCGCGTGTTGTGCTCATGTCGCCGTATGTAATTGTCTGGCGTGATTCTGCCTCGTGCTGGATGCACAAGTGCTCCCAACCGCCTTCCTCTAGCAGGATGCCCGTCAAGTCGTTGGCGTGCAGGCGCTGCATAACAACAACCATCGAGCCGCCCTTTGGATTGTTCAAACGTGTGCTCCATGTTTGCCCGTGCCAATCGTTTGCTTTGTCGCGCTCTGTCTTGCTTGCTGCACGTATGGGGTCAATCGGGTCATCGGTGATAAGTATGTTGCCGCCCTTACCTGTAGCAGTTCCGCCCACTGATGTGGCAAAGCGGTGTCCTTGCTTGGTGGTTTCGTATTCTGCTTTGGTGTTCATGTCGTCTTTGATGATGGTTTCAGGAAATGCCATCTTGTACCAAGCACTCTCCATGATTAAGCGGCAATCAGCTGAGTGCTTTGTGGACAAGCTTGCAGAGTATGAAGCTGCCCCAATTTGTTGCGAAGGGTTCTGCCCGAGCACCCATGCAGGGAATGCAATAGTGACCGCAATGGACTTCATGAAGCGTGGCGGGATGTTGATGATCAAGCGGCTACACTCGCCGGAATGAATTGCTTCCAAGTAATATGCAATGGCGTCAATGTGCCAGTTGTGCGAGTAGCACGCACCTGGGTCGACAGTTTCAAAGGCTTTCTTGATGAATGCAGAGCATGATGAACGGAGCTGTCTTCGCTGCAATAGCTCCTGAGCTGCTTGTTGACTAGTCAGTTGACGATTCAATTGCCGTTCCTTGCATTGCGATTGCTTCCAACTCTGCGTCTGTTGCAGTAGAGGCAGTGAGCGGAGCCATAGTCACTTCGCGGGTCTCTGATTTCTGCCAGTGGTTCCTATCGCGCCGTTCTAACAGCGTGACCCACATTTGCCATGAGTTGCCGCTGTTATCCGGTGTCAGCCCTTGAATCTTCTTCAATGCACCGATTTGGAAGTCCGCTTCTGCTTCGAGCAGAGCAGTTTTGAATCTCGCATAGGGCTCGAGGCGGAGTTGCTCTTCTTGCGTCTGCGCAATGCACCAGCGGTCTGCAAGTTGCAGCCAGTCGTCAAACGTCCTGCGGTTGATGTGCAGTTTGTCACAACACTTGTGTCGGGGCAGCCCTAAACGAGTCAGTTCACAGAATTGATCGACAAAGTCTTGCTCTTTACACTTGGGTCCAGTGATACAGGTTCTTTTCATATCTGCATTGTTGCAGTTTCTGTCAGTGCCTGCAAGTCCCGCGCTCCTTGTGTAGTATATGTATGTAGATTATTTTACTTTTTTTTTTGAAAAAAAAAGCGGTTCATGCGTATATCACGTATATCACGTATATTTACCTTATAC